GGGTATCTTGTATTATCTTTTAAGTTCTTCAACATTTATCTCCAATCTTTCTTCGCCTTTCTTTACAAGGTGTTTGTAAGCGGCGATCTCATAACAATATTTATCATTCCAATCGAAAACCTTTTGGATGGCGTCTAACGTAGGCTTAAGTATATTATCTAAGTCAGACGCTCGATTACTAAAGGATACATTGAAAGTTATCTTGATGTCAGCAGTCTTTTCAAACTGCCAACTCAATTCACTAGTCGCTTCAGTGAAGCGTTCAAGAAACTCCTTGTACTCCTTCGTCGGGTACGTCTGCGTGAAGTTCCTTCCGTCCTTCGTCCGTATCGCTCGTATCCCTTCCATTCGGTTTGCTGACATTGGTTTTCCTGGTATAACGATCTTCATAATTCCACTCCTCTAAATCCCAAGTTCGTTTCATATAGATTAGGTTACCAATCATATTAAGTTGCTTCTCCCAGCCTCTACCATATAGTCTTTTCCATACGTCTACTACAGTATCCATACGGTTATCATATGTAGTGCCGGCCAAAGCTTTCTCAGCAGTCTTAATACCAAAGCCTCTTTTAACTTTAGGTATATCATCTCCTGAGTCTCCAATAAGAAGTTGGATACAGAAATTCATATCAGCTTGTTCGTCATCGACGAAGTACACTTCCTTCTTATTGTAGTTATAATGGTTACCGGGTATTTGATTTATGTCTTTATCAATGTGCCCAATAACAAAGTCTTCTTCAGCAGCTCTTGCTTCATAAGACCATATAGATACTAGATCGTCTGCTTCCATACCATGTGAAGGTACAGCTTGCCACTTATCTAATAGATAGTTGTAAGAAACATTAAGCTTCTTCTTTAGATCTTCATCTAGCTTATCTTTACGAGAAGCTTTATAGCCTGAATACACTGAATATCTAAAGTTATCTTTGCCTTTTACAGCTATATACGTTTCATCTGCAAAACAATCGGCAATAGAATCTTCTACTATTTTACGAGTAACTACTCGAGTATCATACTTACTGTCTTGAGTACAAGCAGCTTTAAACATAATACTATCGGCATCAAGAAATAGTTTCATTTTTTCCCTTTCCTTTATCTCGTTTACGGTTATATTTTTTCTTATTAGGTATAACCTGTTTGGCTTTCCTATTACGCAGCATTGCTTGCGCTATAGGGTTTATCAGACGAGGTCCCATAGAATTTGTAATTTTCATAATAGATCTCCGGTCTTGGCCAACAGTTATTTAAGTATACCATGTCAGCCTTGTATACTGGTTCACCCGTACCTACATCTACAAATGTAGAAGTTTTATACGGGTTATACATTGCTTGATCAGCATGAAGCATTCTATGGTTAGTGTGATCGTCACCTCTAACAAAGAATCCTCTTATAAAAGCATGTACATTCTTTTTCTTTTCTTTAAGAACCTTTGCTCGACCAGCAGGTTGTACTGCAAACTTACAATTACGTAAGGTCAATACGTTAGTATGAAACCATACTCTACCTGCGTGTCTTACTGAAAAGGTTTTCTTATGTAGGTTATAATATACCTCTACCCATGTATTCATTAGTGTACCTCCGCGTATGAGTTGCCTATTACATAGACACCACCATCCATACACTCCACACCAAACCATTTTGGTGCTTCACGAAAGGATTCTTGTAGGATCTCACCGACTCTATGAGAGTCTTTATCATTTACAATCCAAGCTTGTTCATCATGGTAGAATATAGCAGGATAAGCATCAAGCTTTTCCTCTTGAATCTTATTCATTGCATAACTTAAAGCTGCTTTGCAAGTGATACCTTCAGTAGTCTGTAACAGATAATTAAGAACTTGGTAATCAGATCTTGCATATATCTTACGTCCATCAAGACCAGGTATAGAACCATACTGGTGGAATACTCCTTTTAGTTTATCAACTAGTTTTCCAAATCCAGGTAGATTCGCCATGAACTTTTGTCTCGCCTCTTTACCTTTAGGCGCGCTGCTAACCCCAGTAAGAGCTTGACCGAGCTTAGCGTCTCCAGCACCAAAGAGAATAGCGTATAGAAAAGACTTAGCGATGCTGCGGCTGCAACCAAGAACAACAGCATTCCGTGTATGTTGATCCCCATTAACCACCAAGTTCGTGTAGGATTTGTCTCCCACGTAGTGACATAAGCCACGCAACTGATTCCCAGCGCTATCCGCACCGACAACTCTATAACCGTGCTCAGCAATGAATAATTCCCTAAGCATTCTTCCATACGAAGCGTCCACTGCTGGAAGGTTAACGATAACCTCGTGACGGCATCTAAAACTAGGAGTACCAATAGTAAACATCCTACCATGAAGACGATAGTTTCCTG